CATTAGCCGAGAAGCTATTGCCTACGCTCAACAGTATTGTTGAAAAGATACTTGATTTAAACAACATTATCGGCAAGCCAGAGGTTCAAGCCTTTTTTACGGGTACTGTTTTTGAAACGGCTAACATTGAAAAGGCACAAAAAAACGTAGACTTGTTAACTGGATACGTTGAAACATTGCAAGAAAAGTTAGCTTCTGGCGAGGGCAATTGGTTTGACAGATACTTTGCATCTCAATCATTAGCTGCAAACCTACAAAAGCTAGAAGAAGCTACTAAACTTTTAGACAAGTTAAAATCGGAAGTTAAAACAGAAGAAGAAAAACCAACAAAGCCTACCGCACCTAAAATGTTAGGCGGCAAAACTGAGGCAGACAAAGAAGCAGAAAAATTAGAACGAATGATTGAGTCTGCTAAGAAACTATCGGATGAGTTCAATCGTAGTCAAGAATTTAACCTCAAGATGCAAAAGTCTCAAGATGCAATGCTTGGGCTTACAAGGGATCAGCAAGCCGTACAAGGTGCGGTTAATGATGTACTTAGATCAACCAATCAGCAACTAGAAAAGATTGTTAAGCTGCGGTTTGATGCGGTTAACGCAGGTGCTAATGCTCAAGTGTTAGCACAGTTTGACGCTGAGAGCGAAGCCATACAAGAACTTGGAGAAGGTTGGTCGTTGTTGGCAAAGATACAAGCAGAAGAAAGCGTAGCCGCACAACGTACCTTTTCCTATGGTTGGAATACAGCCTTTGCACAATACGCAGAAGATGCAGAAAACTACGCAACACAAGCCGGAGATATGTTTAGCGCAATAACAGGCGCAATGTCCACGGCTATTGATAACTTTGTAGAGAACGGTAAATTCTCATTTAAAGACTTTGCAGGTAGCATCATTAAAGACTTAATCAAGATTGAGTTAAAGATGCAAGCCATGCAGTTATTTAGAGCAGGTATTGGCGCAATTACTGGCGCTATAGGGATGTATTCGGGCGGCGGGTTTGGCACGGGTAACGCTTATGGCAACATGGATATAGGTGGCTTTCTAGCAGAAGGCGGCTCTGCATCTGCGGGTGAAGCCTACGTTGTTGGTGAGCGTGGTGCTGAGTTGTTTGTGCCAGACAGATCAGGAACAGTTATCCCAAACAATCAGTTAGGCGGATTGGGCGGCGTAACTAACATTACAAACAATTACATTGACGCTATAGACACCAAGTCTTTTGAAGATAGAATCTACGGAAGTTCAAGGGCGGTGTGGGCGGCTAACCAATACGCCAACAAAGGCTTATCTAACAGCCGGAGCAGAACATGAGTTTCCAAACAATCTTAGACATACATCAAACTTTTACGGTTAATAACCGCAGGACGGTTGGGCAACAGGTTAGCCGTTCAGGTCAGCTTAGAGTTGCTCAATACTTAACGTCCGTGCCTTGGGTGTTTACAGTCGTGCCACATAACTTTCTATACTATCCGCAAGTGCGTGACGTTATACAAAGCATCGACAACGCTGACAGACAAAACCCGCAAAACATTACTTTCAATACACCGACCTTAGAATGGTTCACAAAGATGCAGGGAACGGCAACAGCGGCAACGCTTGCATCGACACCCGCAGCCAATACACAGACCCTTGCGCTAAGTAGCAACGGCACATATAAGGCGGGTGACTTTATACAGGTTGGCGGCTATGTCTATAAAGTCACAGCAGATTCAGCAGGGTCTAGCGTTAGTATTCACAGACCGTTAATTGGTACACCATCAAGCGGTGCAACGGTTACGCTAGGAAAGGCGGTTACATTTAACGTAGTGGCTGAACAATGCCCGACCTATACTTTAAAGCCAATGACCAACGGTGCTTTTGTAGAGTGGGACGGTGCATTTGTGTTTAGAGAAAACGTAAGCAATTAAGGAAAACAATGTCTACGACAATGACTGCGCTAAATGCGTCATCAATCAAATACGCTGAGTTTGTAAGACTGACTACGCCTGATCAGGTTTACACCTTTTGTAGTGCGGCAGCGCCTATCACGGTCAACAGTATTACGTTTGTTGGTCTAGGCAGCTTGCTAGGTATTGGTGAGATACAGCAAGACATTAAGGCTAGTAGCTACGATTTAAAGCTAATGCTGACAGGCATTGATCCCGACAACATTGCTTTGATTCTTGGCAGCAACATCAAAGGCAGTACGGTCGAAATCTGGCGTGGCTTTCTTGATGCTAACAATCAGATCATCACAACGCCTACGCAACAGTTTTTTAAACGATACCAAGGAATTGTTAGTAACTTTGCAGTCAATGAAGAATTTAACGAGCAGCTACGCACAAGGGTAGCTACAGCGATTGCCTCTTGTTCGTCAATGCGGTTTGTGTTGGAAAACCGTGTGACAGGAGTAAGGACTAATAAAGGCAGTTGGCAATTCTTTTATCCTACCGATACAAGTATGGATCGAGTCCCCGTCATTGCATCGACTTACTTTGATTTTGGCAAGCCTCCAACAAGCGGAGGACAAGCACAGCCAGTTAGTGGTGGCACGGGTGGTGGTGGAGTTGAGGCATCACCAGAATATGTTTCAGACGGTAGCATGGTTGCAGGTGACGGAGGTTAGCGTGATAAGACAAGCCAACAAGTTTGATAAACAAGAAATAATAGATTTAATGATTGAGTTTAAAAATGAAAGCGACATCGAGGCATTAAGAGAAGTAAACAACCAAGAGTATTGGCATCGGTTATTAGATACCATTATTGCAGGTGCGGGCATTATTTATATTGAGCAGGGAAAAGGTTTGATTATGGGGATTATTTCTCCGTCTATCTGGTGCGACAAGACGCTACAGCTTTATGAGTTGGCATGGTACGTCAAACCAGAATATAGAAACACAAGCCTTGGCAGTAGGTTGCTTAAATCATATTTGGATTACGGCAAGAAGCAAAAAGAATCTGGACGCATCAAGTACTTTACGATGGCAAAGATGATTACAAGCCCAGATATAAAATACGAAAGATTTGGCTTTAAAAAACTTGACGAAAACTGGATTCAATAATGCTTAAACTATTCATATTGCTTGCAAGCGTAACTTTTGTAGTTGACGCTTATGCTGTTGGCACAACCATTGTTACAGCCATTGCACTTGCCGCAGCTACTAACGCAACCATTGCGGCTATTACTGCGTTTGCAATCAATATGGCGGTGTCATTTATTGTCAGCAAAGTATTAACGCCAAGCAATACGACACCGGGCGCAGGAGCAGACCCCGGCGTTCGCATTCAAGTACCACCAGATACAACTAGATCAATCCCCGTTATTTACGGTGACGCTTATATCGGTGGCAAGTTCGTAGATGCTGTAATGACTACAGACAGCGCACGGATGTATTACGTCATGGCTATTAGTTGTATTAGTCCAGACGGTCAATTTACCTTTGACAAAACCAAGTTTTATTACGGTGACAGGCTATGCACTTTTGACACTACAGACCCATCTAAAGTCATATCGTTGACTGATGGCGCAGGTAACGTAGATACTAAAATATCAGGCAATCTATTTATCTATCTATTTAAGTCAACGGCAGCGGGTGTTATTAGCAACCTAGACGTAGGTGGTACAAGCGCAGGAACGGCTACACCACAGAACGTAATGTCTACGGCTAACGGTGTTCCGGCAGGGCTTGAGTGGGCAGCATCTGGTAGACAGATGAACGGTTTAGCGTTTGCAATTATCAACTTACATTACAACCGTGACGCAGAAACAACCCAATTACAACCAGTTACTTTTTACGCAAAACACGCACTAAGAGGCACAGGCGTAGCGAAGCCCGGTGATGTTTGGTACGACTACATGACCAACCCCGTCTATGGCGGTGCGGTTGATCCTGCGTTTGTAGACTATGCTAATGCGGTTAATCTGAACATCTATGCAGATCAGTTAATTACATTCAACGATTACAACGGAGTGCCGCAAACACAATCCCGTTATCGTATTAACGGAGTCCTAGACACCAATCAAAACATATTGCAGAACGTAGATCAGATTATGACTGCGTGTGATTCTTGGATGACTTACGATGCGCCCTCTGGAAAATGGTCAGTCACTATTAACCAAGCTACAGTCTCGTCTTTTGCGTTTGACGATAGCAATATCTTAGGATCGATTACTGTCGGCGGCATTGATATAACTAGATCAATTAACCAAATTGAAGCTAAGTTTCCAGACGCTACGAACAGAGATCAATACAACTATGCTTTCCTTGAAGTGCCAGTCGGGTTGCTTTACCCTAACGAGCCTGTCAATAAATCTAACGTCAATTATGACTTAGTTAATAACAGCGTCCAAGCACTTTACCTTGCTAACCGTTTGCTTGAGCAAGCACGGGAAGATTTGAACGTAAGTTTTAAG